AGATGAAGATGAACAAGACGTAGGCGCTATGATTAGAAGTATGGAAAAAGCCCTCGCCAAACTTAGCCTTATGTATAAGGGAGATGGCGACGACGGAGACGAAGAAGACGATGACTCTTCTGAGTACCCACAGGACGAAGAAGTAGATGAAGAGAAGTCTTTGGATCAGGCTATCACCAAATCTTTGGGAACTGATGTAAAAGACATAATGGCAAAGATGGGTATCAAGGAATCCGGTTCAACTCAGGTAAAACGTGTTGCACTATCCCCTGAAATTTCCCCGTCCGAAGCTTTTATCTCCAAGAGCGAAAATGGAGAGCAGTCAGTTGACTTTACGAAACTGACTTACAAAGAATTACGACGACTTGAAGATGGTATCCGTAACGGCACCGTCACCGAAGTCGAACTTTAGGAGGAACTCTAAACTATGGCTACTGTGTCTATTCAAGAGTTTTTGTCACAGGCAAACCGAGGTTTGAACCAGAACGTACTTGGTCCTGAATACCTAACAAAGGCATTCAACGCTGCTAACACCGGCACGGCTGATGCGGTTTTCTCAACCACGGCTGCTGATAATATCTTTACGACTACTTATGGTCGAAAAGTGTGGCAAGCACTCAACAACCAAACACGATTCTTCAACGCTGTGCCCCGAACTACTTTCGGCAATCAAGTTGGTTGGAGGGTCCGAACGGATCGTGGAACTCAGCGTTCACGTCCGATGACTGAACTAGCTTCTCTACCAGACATTGATGTATCAAACATCGAGACAGTCTCTAGCTTGCCTAAGATTGTCACCACGATGCTCGGTGCCTCAGTGAAAGCAATGTACACTGCACAACTTGAGGGTGGTGTTGGTGACGTGCTTGCTCTGGAGAACGAGAATGCTCAGATCGACCACATCAAGGAACTAAACCAAGAATTGTTCTTGCCTACTGCTCACGGTAACCTTGCCGTTGGTTCTGGCGTTACAGACGCTAACGTTCGTGATGGATCGCTTCTCCGAATTGGAGACACGTTGATCATCAACGACGCTGGTACTCCCGGTACTACCGAGGGTGCAATTTCAGCAATCTCTGGCAATGACATTACATTCGCAACCATTGGTGCCACCCCTGCGGTAGGAACCACTACAGTTGCTGACCTCTTGCTAGTTATGTCTCGTGCTGGACTAACGTCCATCGACGACATTGTAAACGTAAGTGCTGACACTACTAATGGTGTTGCTGGTCTTGCTACATTCAACGATGTTTATGACATCGACGAATCCTCAGGAACCCCACGAGATGACGGTGGCTTCGCTGCTGCTGCCTCAGTGCAGGGTAACTCTGGTGTAGGTCGTGACCTTTCGCTCAACCTCTTGGACACTGCGATTCAGAAGATTCGTACCAAGGGTGGAGAGCCTAAGTTGATTGTCATGGGACATGATCAGTACTTCAAGCTGGAACGACTTTTGATCTCCCAGCAGCGGTACATGGGTCAAGAAGAATATCAGGTTGGTATCGGAAATGAAAAGACTTTCCCCGGTACTAAGACTGGTCTTGTTCTTGCTACTTATGCAGGTATTCCAATTATGCCAGATGCCGACGCTACGCTCGGTCAGGCAGCGTCTGCTGGTTCCGCTCTAGGTTCCAACGTGTACGTTTTGGATACAGACTTCCTCGAAATTGCTATTGCTCAACCTACCCAGTACATCGAAAACCGTGATTACTTCGCAGCAGATGCGTTGGTAGTCAGGGGTATGCTGTACACAATGGCTGAGTTCAGGGCATATCGTTTCGACGTTCATGCTAAGATCACAGACTTGTCTGCTTAGGACTAAAACAAAGAGTAGCCCCCTCACAAGAGGGGGCTACCCTTTAAATTGAATGATTGTTTAATGTAATGTAATGTAATGGTGAATAATGAGAAATGTATACACAGATGGTGTTTTGCAAAGTTTGGACATCCATACTAAAAGAATGGTTGGGGAAGTGATGAATCTAATGGAAGCATCACTACCAGACATTACTGCAACGACAGCTTTAAAGAAATCTATAAAGCAAGCCATGTGGCGTACAAATCGAAATGTTCAAGATGATGTGACTGGTATGTCTTTCACAAATGAGGACAAAATATAATGACTAAACATACTTTTAAAATGACCGATGTAACGGGTGACGCCCGTGTGCTAGCTCGTTCTGCTATGGGTTACGACTGGAACTATCTCGCTGATGACGAGACTCTCATCTTTGGTAGTGGTAGTGATGCTACTATTTCTTGGGATGGAGGCGCCCTAAACGTTACTGGAACCACTACGGAAATTACCGATGGGGATTTGCAGGTACTAGCAGAGAACCTATACATGGGTGCTTCTACTGCGTTTGCAACTACTGAACCAACGTCGGCAGTTATCTTCAAGCAGGGAACCGCTTTCGCTGGTGCTATCTCTACTTCTAGTGCTATCCAATCTAACGGTACACTTCTCCGCAAGGTTATTGCAGATGGAACAGTTAGTAACGTAGGCTAATATGACACTTGCTTTTTCAGAGGCTCCCCACACGTTCAGTGATAACTTACATCCAAGAGAGATGCCAGAGATTACATGGACTCACGGGGATGACCTCTGTAATTGTACGTTTCAGCGGATAGGAGACTGGGCTAATCCTTACATTGCTAGGACTCGTAGGGTTCGGGTGTGTTGCTTAGAGAGCCGAATGCTCGAAGGGAATGAAGATTTAGTACAGGATATACCGGGATACTACAACGAGAACACTGGTGAGTTTGATATGGAGCCTTGGGTTTGGGATGGCGAAGCTGACATGCCAGAACACTTATTTATGAGGCAAACGGCTATCATTCAAGGGTTATCACTAGATGAAACACGAGTAAAGTTTGAAGGGGTTGAACCTCCTAAAGGAACACCTAGACCAAAAGTTGTAGAGAAGAGGGAAATTATGAGCGAGCATGAAGTTATTGGGCGTCAGCTTATGAAAATTCAAGAATTAGAAAAACAAAAAGCTATGCTCATAAGTGTGGTACACTCGATTAAAAAGGGTGAGCTAGATATAGAAAACATAGAACTGAAAGAAAACGGTTTTATAATTGACGGCAGTGAAGATATTATTTCTAAAAATTAATCTTATAGAGGTATAATTTATATATGTCCAGACAAATACAATCAAGAGCAACCCAACGTGTTCACTTAGCGGCAGAGAGTAGGATTCCTCTCCTTGAAGGTGATGTAGACGTGTTGGAGGCTGAGATAAACACAGTCGGGACGAAGTTAGACCGAATTATATATCTTTTAGTGGGGATTTTGATAACCATGGTATCTAGTGTAGGAACTCTCTGGGCGGGCGGGGTTACTTTATAATGGCTATTCAAACGGGAACGGACACAGTATTCCATACCCCTCATGAAGTGTTGCAATCAGCACTTACAGACTCAGTTTTATTCTTAGAAAAAGCAACCGTTGGTAGGGCACAAATGTCTGATATCTCCGATGCCCTTGCTGAATACAAACGTTTGTTCACGGTCAAACTAGCTTCCCCTGCTGAGATTCTTACACTGGCTAGGGCTTACCCAGACAACCAAAAGTATGCTAAGGCTGCTGAAGGTATTGAAGATGACAACATGCCTGTCGTTGTAGGTGGTCCAGCTTCGGTTGAGATGGTTGATCGAGAGGGGCACTTGATCACAACCAACGCTCTTACAAAAGCATTTAAAAAATACATGGCTAACTTCCGTACACGGAACACCATGGTCATGCACTCTGACGTTCAGGTGGGTTGGGCACTACCAGCCTACATTACAAAGGGTGGGTCAGTCTTCCGTAGTGGTGTAGACCCCAGAGGCTTGTTCTTTATAACTGAGTTACGCAACGATACCCGAATTGCAGCTAAAGTTAAAGATCAAATAGAAAGCGGGAAAATGCGTTCTTACTCTATAGCAGGAAATGCTACAGAGAGTAAAGACATCCACAAAGAAGATGGCACCAAGATCATGCAGGTGGACAATCTGGAATTAGCTGAGGTTACTATTTGTGAGAAAGGCGTGAACCAAGGCGCTCATTTCGACTTGATGAAAGGGATGATATTGGATAAAGAACAAAGCACTTCTACTACTGTAAGCTCAAATGATTTATTGTTAGAGGAAACCTTATCTAAAGGAATATTTACCCCCAGAAGGAAAAAGGACAAGGCTCCCAAAATAGAAGAGTCTTTAAATAAAAGTACACCCATGCTAGGAATGTTCCAAGCGTTTATGGAGAAAACAAAAGGTTCAACGGACACCCCTCTAGGTCTTCAGACAAACCACCCAGACCAACAGGGAGAGGATGACCGCAGAGCACAGCTAAAGAGGGTTCAGGAAGAGTTTGGCTTGCCAGAGGAGACTCACAGTGCCGAATATAACCGTCGTGCCCCTGTGGATTACAAGATGCCCCACTCATTTTCTTCTAGTCGTGTCGTAAACCAATCAGGTCAGGACTCGGCTGTAGCTCACCCAGATGCCCATTCTACTGTAGATAAAGTATTATCTAAACTCTTCCAAAAAGCTGGGAAGGATAAAGAAGATCGGACTCCCGGTAACTCTGCTAAACCAAACGAGTTCCCCGCTGATGCCAGTGTATCCCCATATCAATCTAAAGGGGTATTTGAAAAAGCTGGGGATGATTTGCGTCAAGATGGAATTACCAATCACCCGTCTAGACGTAGCCCTCTTACTAAACCTGAAGATGACCGCAAGATAGAAAAAATCCTACCCTTCCTAGGTGCTCTTGCGAGAACCGCTGCAACAGCAGCAGCTTCAACAATAGGAGAAGCGGCTGGAGAGAAAGCCAACGAGAAATTAAACCTTAGTAAAGATGCTACAGGTACCACTAATAGGGGTTTTAGGCAAGAAGGTGGGGCTGGTCGTAAAGCCTCCTTCCAAGGTATCGAAGGAAGTAAAACACAGCGACCAAATAAATATAAAGATATAGATCGCTCCACTCTCCGTAAACCTGTAATGAGTCAACAAGGTCCTACCACTAACCCCGGCGATCCCACCCGTACTGCTCAACCTACAGTTCGTCAGAGCCAGCCATGGGACGAAAAGTCCATGGAAAAGAACGAAGATGAGGAAAGCACTTTACCTTCCAAGCCTTCCCTTAATCCTATTCAGGCTCCAAGGCATGACTTGAGCGGGGCTGCGGCTAACAGGGCACGAGTTGAAGCCGCTAAAGGAAAAGACGCTGCTACACCATATAAAGCCCCTAGAGACCCCGCTGACAAAGTAATTAATAGAGAAGCAAAAAACAAAAAGGCAGGTTGGAGAGGGTTCCCTTCATCACGATCTAGTGGGGAATTCGAGAAAAAATCCTTATCAAAGTCTAACCCCGACC